GACTTCACTTTCAGCGACATCGCCTACATCATGGATAAGCCAGCCCACCGTCAGATGTTCTATTACGATTGCATGACTCCAAACGAAATCTATATTGACGATGAGCAAACCTAACGACAAAGAACAGCAGCAGCCTTCTTATGTGGCTGAACTGTTACTGAACGGCACCGCCATCATCGAAGCACCTACCCGTGAGGCATTGGCCGAAATGGTGAATGACATACCAGCCGACACGAAATACAGCGTCGGTGCTGTTGGTCGCAAGCAGGACGGAAGTGCCTACACACTCAGAGTTGACATCATTAAAAACTAAAAGAATATGGCAACATTAAAAGGACAAAACTTTAGAATATGTATTTTTGACTCTACAGCCGAGAAATACAAGGTGATAGGCATGGCGACTGGTTGCACGGTGACGCTCACCAATAATACTGACGACGCAAGTCATAAGGATATTGTGGGTGCTGCCGCGATGCCAACCGTCACCAGCAAGTCATGGCAGTTGTCGTGCGACTCGCTGGACGTGGCTGATGCTGCCGCCATGCTCACCGCCATCAAGTCGATGTCGCCCATGACGCTGATGTGGGACGAGACTTCGACATCAGACAACCAGACGCGCGCCAAGGCTACCTTCGCCCGCAAGGGGTCGGCTTATCTGAACGACGTGACATTCAACTTCAACGACCGAGAGAACAGCACAAAGTCGTTGCAGTTCCAGGGAACAGGCCCGTTGCAGACCGTTGCCGCAAGCGAGGCTACTCAGGTCATCCCATTGGGCAGCTACACCAAGGGTCAGTTCGTTCGTTTGTTCCTGGGAAGCGACAACACCGCAGCACCTTCGACAGTCATTGCAGCTGCCAAGAGCCTCAGTCTGCATGTCAGCCTGACCCTCGAAGACGCAACGACCAAGGACACCGCTGGCGACTGGCAGGTACAGGAGCCCACGGCTCTCAGCTACGACATCTCGACGGGTGCTTTGGTACGCTCAAGCGAGACCATTACCTCTGCTGTCGGTGCCAAAAGCCTGGCCGATCTCGAAACCATCTACGAGGCCGGTACGCCGGTCAAGTGGAAGATTGCAAACGTCGGTGGCGACAACAACCGCACGGCATCTTCAACCATCGTGAGCGGCAGCGTCATCCTGTCACAGTTAGCTATCAACGGTCCGAACCGACAGAATGCCGACTATACCGCCACTCTCAACGGATACGGCGACTACACCGTTGCAGCCTAACATCTATCAGCCGCTCGCCTGTCTTTCCTCCTTTCATTGGTAAGCAGCGCGGGCGGTTTTTATTAATCAAACTAAATCCCAGAAGAAAATGAGAAAAATAAAAATTTTAGGTCGCGAGATAGACATGCTCTATTGCGCTGCTACAGAGACAGGATTTGAAGATATTGCAGGAAAAACAGCTGATATCTTTAACCCCATCCCTGTACTCGATGAAGAAGGAAAAGTAAAAGAGCTGATGCCACCACCAGCCACGACAAAGGATTACATCTATTTGGCAGTCGCTTGCATCGTAGCTGCTTACGCCAGTCGCGGCGAGGAAGCGCCGGAGATGACAAATGACATTCTTTATAAAGCCACACCAGCCGAGATTCAGTTACTAACTCGAACAGCCATCGAGCTTAAAATGGAATGGTATAAAATTCCGGAAACAGCCACCATCGACAAGATGGAAGACGACGGAAAGGAGAAAAAGAAAAAAAACGTGAAACGGCCTGCGACCTCTACGAAACAGTCGTAGGCGAAATCGGCATAGATCGCGACACATATCTGTATAGACTCCACTATTGGGAAATCGTCAAGATAATCCAGGGCTACAGGAAGCGCAACATCTTACACTATCAGTTGCAGCGACTGAATATATGGGCAAGCATGTTCTGCCTTGGCAATCCAAACCACAAAGAGCCTGAAGATATTGTAAAGCTCTATTTTGACAGGTATAAGTTTGTGACAGAATCGCAGCTGACTGATGAAGACAGAGCCGACCTTCTGGCTAAGATGGCCGCGATGAATGAAGAATTAGCAAAGGAACAACAACATGGATAATTTATACTTTCTTCTTATGTTTTAGTTTAGTTATTGGTAAATTCTAATTATTAAAAGGTTGGTTAAACAGAAGGGGAGGCAGCGGCCTCCCCATTTTATTTCTTTTTCCGTTTCTTTTTCTGCTCTGAAGATTGAGTCATTTGTGCGGCAACCTTTGCAAAGTCATCATAGACGGCTTGCGCCTGTACCTTGGCATATCGCTGCGTCTGCTTGATATTCGTGTGGCCAAGCATCTTCGAAACATTCTCGATACTGACACTATGGCGTAGCATCCAGGTGGCGAAGGTATGCCTGGCGAGGTGGGAGTGCAAGCGGGTCTTGATACCAGCCATCTGTCCGAGAGCCTTCAGGTGACGGTTGTAGTCGGCATTGGAGAGCTGCGGGATTTCCCAACCATACTTTTCGAGCACCTTCACGGCAGGCGGTAGCAACTGCGAGACATACGGCACACCTGTCTTGATGCGTTTGCCAACATTCTTCCACGATTTCCCATCCCATTTATAATCATTCGCATCGAAAGCCTGCATGTCGGAGTAAGGGAGTCCCGTGTACATTTGAAATATGAAAAGGTCATGCACAACATCGAGTGCTGATCCTTTCGGAAGAATGATGGCCTCAAACATCTGCATTTCATCGTCGGTAAGGTATTCCGTGTTCTCACGATCACCACGTTTGAATTTTCCCTTCAGGCGGTTATAGGGATTGTTTGCTATCAATCCGAACACTAAAGCGCGATTGAGCAAGGCTTTGAGACATTTGTGATAATTATACACAGCCCCATCTGATAATTTCTCCGGCTTTTTACCAGACTTCAGGGCCGCGTCGCTGATAGGCTTTGTGATTTGATGCAGCCATGCGTCGAAGTTGGCAATGTTCTCGACCGTTACATCCTGCCACTTCTTCATTTTACCGAACTCCGTAAGACGTTCAACAAGCGGCCTGTAATGCTTCGTCGTACCTTCCGACACTCCAAGTAACGGAATCTGCTTTTCGATCCAGTCGATAAATGTTGGTTCACCACTTGTGGATTCGACGATTTCCCATACAGCACGTTTTACATTTTCAGCGTCAGGTTTTACACCTTGTTTTACACTATCATTAACAGACTTGCACACTTTCTCGTAAATGATGGCCAAGCGTTCATTCAGAACATCAGCATCAGGACGGTTCACGACCATGCCAGCTGCCCATTCATTTTTGTTAATATGAACACCTGTACTTATATATATAGACTTCCTATCGATGGTGACGCGCACTTCGATGATTCCTTTTTTCTTTTGCTTTACCAATCCTCGCCGGTCAAAAATCAGTTTTGTTGTAATCATATCTGTTTTGTTTGTTTTACACCCCATTTTCGACCCTGTAAAACGAATGTAAAACACCTCGTCAAATTTCGTCATAAAATGGCATGTTTTGTATTTCTTCATTTTCTCTTGATTTATGGCTAAACCTCCCGTTTTCAGGGCGGGTGCCTTGATTTACGGCATAACTCCCGCACTTTTCTGAGTGATCCGTTTGGGGCTATGCCAGATTCATTAAAAAGGTCGATATATAAAAGGGTTAACACGATGGTATTAGTGGCTATAGTGTAAAACATCTGTAAAACACCACGCCAAATTAAGGTTATAAATATATAAATATTGAGTAACGTCATACGCGCACATGTTCTTGTTTGTCGCTGGTTTCGGCAACACCTGGAGCGAATGGGAAATTCTTCAGATAATCTTCTGCCTGAGCTTTAGTGACTTGCTGCTTAAGAAGTTCTATTTGTTGGCGAAGGGCGGCAATGAGTTCGTCTTTCGCCTGGATCTGCTCGTGGAGTGCCGTGATGGTTTCGTCTTTGGCCGCGAGTGCGGCATTGACAAGACTTGATTGATCTATTGGATTGTTTTGCCTTTCGATTTCCTCAGATTTTACTTCTTCCTCAATAGTTAGGAGTGAGCCTTTTCCTGTCAGAAGGTAATCAAGGTAAAACACACCTGGGTATGCTTCGCAGATATTCTTGAACAAACTATCGGTGAGATATTTCTCATCTCCATTCATAGCAGCAGACATACTTGTACGACCATAATGAAGTGCTTCGGCGAACCCTGTCTTTGTGTGGATGCCAAAATATCTACGCAGATGTTCGTAGACTTCAATCAGACGTTTTTGTCGCTCGTTCATACGCTTTTGTCTTAAATGTTGTTAATATCCTACACTTTTTTAGGATAAATCTTTTTAATCCCACATTTTTGACTTATATTTGCACCCAAAATTAAGTAAGTTAATAATCGGGCACAGAAATAGCCGTATGACGGAAAATCAATTTTTAGGGATTTGATAACCGCCATTTGCGCAGGTGATAGGGTGCAAATATACGGCTTTTTCTCCGAT